TACTCATTTTTTATTTCCTTTTAATTAAATCAGTTGCTTTTAATCCGTAAACGCTCGCAATGACACCTACGAAAATCGTTTGATACCAAAATGGTAGCTGTGAAAAGTATTCAAAGAATAATTGCATTTTTTCCATAGCTGCCGGATCATCCGAAAACACTGCCCATGATAATAACGCAATTGGAGCCGAAAGTAAAACTAAAATGAATTCGTCTTTCCAGTCCGAATTTCTTGATTCTAATAATTTGCCCTGATATTCCGCCTCACCGTTTGCCATTTTTTCTGCATGACGCATTTGTGCGTCCGCCATTAGCATTTTAGTTCTTTGATGGTTTTTAAAAATGTGAGAGCCAGCTTGAGCGGCTAATTTAATAGCGCTAAACCACATACTAGTACCACTTAGCTGTTCTTTTTTTCTCTGCTAGCATTCCATCTTGACCTTTTACTTTTACGTCCTGAGTTTCATTCGGTTTTGACACTTCGATTTCTACACCGCCGTTCAACATTCCGTCTTTGTTCAGAAACATATCGTGATCAACATGTTTTGCGTCTGTTTTTTTATTTTTTTTCATATTTATTCTCCTCTGTTTCTAATTATAGCTATATTTCCTGGCATTGCATCCATTTTCGGTGCCGATGGTATAGTTTTACTTAAAATTGTTTTCTCAATAGACGTATTAGCTCTTAATTTAGCTAAATCTTCGTTTTGTTCGAGCTTATCTTCTTGAATTCCTTGATTCATCATCGCTTTTGTCTTGTCTAAATTCAATCTTTGCTCTGCTTCTTTTCTTTTTTGCTCATTATCCATTGCTCTAAGGTCTAATTCTCTTGCTTTTAGCTTAGCAACAGGGTCATTTCCGAAATCACCCATGATTTTGTTCTCTTCATCCTTAAATTCTTGAGTCATGTCAGCAATTAATTTAGCTTTTCTTGCTTCAATTGCCATACTCATTTGTACAATTTGCTGTTGTACTTGTGGACTTTGTGCCATTTGTGGATTTTGTTGTGCCATTTGTTGTAGTTGCATCAATTGTTGTATCTCTTCTCTGAATTCTATCTCTAATTGTTCTTGTGCCATTAAAGAAATGTGTTCAAAAATATTTTTTTGTAATGCACCCATAACCGCCGGACTATTTTTTGCCATGTTGGTTGCCATAAAATTTAAATGCGAAGTAATATGTGCTCTGTGTTCTTGTCCTTTAAACGCTTGGAAAGGTCTACCACTCATTGACATAATATTTTCTGCCGCTGGATCCATTGGCATAGGTTGTTGAGGTGGTGGTAAAATCTTATCAATATTTTTTACACCAATTGCAGTGTACATATCTCTGTATGCTTCATACATATTGTGCATATTTGGATTTGACATCGCAAGTTGTAGTTCAGTTTGTGCTAAACTAATTCTTTGTGACTGTGAAAATATGTTTGGATCAGCAATTGGAATGATATCTACTTTATCATCAAAGTCTGCAACTTTAATATTTCTTTGACCCCCTACAACATCGTAAGGATATTCTGGTGGTAAATATGTTTTAAACACATCTGCCAATAATCTAAATTCTTCTTTGAGTGCCACATACAATCTTTTATGTATCGCTGACATGACTCTACTTCCACGTTCGAGTAAAGCTATAGTCGTCCCAACAGCGGCCTGTTGGTTGCCGTCACCGACCTGCATGTCAGCTATGGCGGCAAATCGTTGACCTGCGTTTACTACGATACCCATCAATTGTAATAATGTTGCTGATGGTTCTTTGAAAGGTAAAGGCATAAATGCGTCTCTAATGTTTCCGCCAGGTGCATCTACATCTCTAAACTCTCCAGGTTGAATCGATTGTGCCTCATCTCTAACACGAATACCTCTTTGTTTAAATCCAGCTGGCATATTTGAAAACGTACCAGCATCTAATAATTGTCTTAAAGCATTCGTTGCAGTTCTAGATAATCCACCGATCATGTGGATTAAACCAAATCCATAAAAACCAAGTCCAGGTAAAAATTTAAAATGAGTGAAATAACTTATTTTATTTCTTAATGGATCTTCAGCTTTGTAGTTTCTTCTAATTGATAAAACTTCTCTTGAAGAAGTATCAATTGTTACAATGTATGGAAGTTTGATTCCAGTAGGGTTTTGTTCTTCGTCTTTATCTTCAAAACCTTCTAGATCTAAATCTGTGTGAATTTCTAAAATTGTAAAAACTTGTTCGTCTCTAGTTTTTCTAACTCCTTCTAATTCTCTTTCCTTTTTCTCTACTTCTGTTTCTTGAGAATAACCTGGAGTGATTTCTACATCTCTATAAAAACCTGCTACTTGTTTTTTTCTTAAATCATTTTCTGACACTTTTAAAACATGCACGATTGAATCTGCATCTTCTAAAGATGTTGCTGTGTATGGAACTATCAGGTCATCTGCCGGAACAAATTTAGACACGGCTCTGCCTAGAAGTTCATCATAATAAATCTTCTTGAATGCAGAGCCGCTAAGAGGGAGATAAAAAAGTAACTGATCGAACTCGGGTTCATACTCTTTCATCACATTCATGAGTTGATAGTTCATGAAATTTTTTACTCTAGTTGCCTGGTCTTCTTTTTCTCTAGTAGGTAAACCCATAATTTGGGTATGGACTGGACCAGTAGCTGGAAGTAATTCTTTATAAGCGTGTGCTTGAAACTGTGTTACGGCTTCTGCTAATACTGGGTGTGTTGCACCACTTGCATTTGTAAAAGGTTGGGATCGAACTTCATATTTAAATCCTAATAGATCTAAACCTTTAGTGTAAGCATCTTCCCAATCTTTTCTTGATGATTTGTATTGTGTATAATTTTCAAAAAGATCAGAACCTAATCTTCCTAAAACATCTTCAGGAAGTAGATCTGCTAAATTGTCAAAGTGTTCATTAGTGCCTGGCTGATTTACAGCTTCAGGATCAAAAGTAATTGTAGCACCACCATCTTCTTCTTGTTCAACTTGAATATCTTCTGGTCCAACTTGTTCCTCAATATTCTCTTGAGATGCTTCTACAATCTCTTCTTCACTAGGTAATTTTATTTCTTGCTCTACGTTTGGCAAAGCTTTGTCTATTTCTGACATTATTTTTCTCCGAGTTCTCAACTGTTATAATCCTTTTTCCCGAAACATTCAACCCCTGAGAATTAGGTCCTTTTAAAGGAGGTACAGTTGTAGTTAATTTTTTAGTCATCTGTTAATAAGTTATACCCTTGTATACCTAGAGAACCTGCAAGTCCAACTAATCCTGCTCTAGACATAACCCTTAATGCTCCCGGACTCATACCTAATCTAGCCACTTTTCTAAGTGATGGTTTTAATCCTCTAGTCATTTTATCTGTTTGATCAGCAAAGGTACCGTATAAATAATTAAATGGATTAGTTGCTATATCTGTTGCACTATCTCCTTCGTAAACTTGTGATGCGATATCGGCTGCTGCAAAAGGAGCCAGGGCACCGGGAGTAGACATAATACCAAGTCCTTTTCCTAAAACTCTTAGACCTGTTTTTGCTAATCCTTTTTTCTCCATACCCATTCCTCTTGTTCGACTTGCTTTAATTGTTGATGGTGCACCAAGTGCTGTTGAAGTTGCAGCGGCAGCACCTAACGCAGGAAGTTGGTAATCTAAAATATCTGGTCTATCAAATTGATTTGCTAATGGATCCATAATTGGATCTGTTGCCATTGCAACTAACATGCTCTTTTGTTGGTCTTCATTTGATAGATAACTTGTTGGATCATCATTTCTAAATTCTTTTACGATTGCAGCTCCTGCAGCTCCTGCTGCTCCCGCTAATGTAAATCTTTTTACACCTGGTGATTTTGCAAAGTTTAAAACTTTTTGAAATAGGCTTTCTGGATTTTTTTGTACCGCTTCATCAAATTGAGCTACACAAGATTTTACTGTACCACCACTTGCCTTTCCAAAAATAGAACAAACGTTGTCTGTATTATTTTCAAACTGTTCTCTTAAATTTGTGTTTTTAAATAAATTTTTTATCTCATCAGGTGCTTCCATTACACCTCCAGAATTTTAGCTAGGCCACCACCCTTCATACCAACATCAATATCAAGTCCTAATTTCTTTTGGATCTGTAATATTTCATCTGGATATTTTTCAGGATTTTTTAAAACTTCATTTATTAATTTCATGTATTGTGTTTTTTCTTGACCTACTAAACTTTTGTCCATTGCAAGTTCTCTAAATAATTTACTTACCATAGGTCCTGTAATTCCATATTGTTCTGCAGCAGCAAAACCTTCACCCATTCCTCGCTCTAAAGCTTGTTGTCTTTTAAACATTCCTAAAGCTTTACCAACAAGTTTACCTCCTCGGTAACCTACTCTACCTCCTTCCTTAAATTCAAAATCATTTGGATCAACTGTAGTTGGATCAAATCCTCTGTCAGTTATCGTATTACCTTTTGCATCTTTAACTCTAACAAGTCTGTTTGCAAATAATTCTATTTGATCTCTACCTTCTAATTTAGATACAGCTGCAGCAACTCTTGGTCCAAAATATTTTTGTACTAGTAATAATGGATCACCCATTCCACCACCGCCACCTTCAGTTGCAAATTTAAAATCATCAACTTCCATTACATCTGATAGTGTTGTACCACCTGGAAAAGTTGGATCTTCCATATTTTTAATTGTGTTTAAAAAATCTCTAGCATTTCCTCTTGCTACAGGTTGTGCTGTTTTTGCAACACCTGCCATGTCATAAACCTTATCTACTAAATCATTTATAATTAAATTATTATTCTTAACATTTTTAAGTGCTTCCAATCCTGCACCTGTTGGAAGTGTAGTTTCTCTTATGTCAATATCTTTTGGTAAGTCTATTTCGTTTAATCTCTCCAATTCTTTTCTTAACTCGTTTTGTGTATTTTTAAATGTTTCTTCTGCAGACGCAACTGGAGCTGCAATATCATCTGGACCACCACGTGAACCTCTTGGTGGAAGATCTGGTGCTAATCCTGTTGCTCCAAAATTTTCTGAAGTGATTGCATCACCAACTTTATATTTAGTTGGATCTCCTCCTTGCCTCAAAGACATCAATCCTGCTTTATCTAAATCAGAAGTTCTTGTTGCCATGTCAATAACATTAGCTGGTCCTGGAGGTGGATTATAAAATTCGTTTGCTTTAGATAAATTATTTATTAATTGATTTGCTTGCATGTCATTTAACTTACCAGAAGTTAAATAACCCATTGCACTATCAAACTCAGATACAACATCGGATTGTTTCATCACGCCTAATGCTTCAGGGTTGATATCCATCTCTAACATCATCTCAGGACCTTTACCTTTTCCTAAGAAATTAATATTAGATCGTGTTCCTAAAACTTTAGATGTGTTACCACCAAGGCTCTTATATAATTTTAATGCAGCATCAATTAATGTTTTACTAGCCATAGTATACTAAATTACTCCTGTCTGGCAGTGGTTCGTCTTGATAAGAATCTTTGTTACGAACTATGCCGCCTTGTTTAATACGCATAATCGCCTGAGTCATGGAGTCGACATAATCGTCGTAATCCCCAAACGGAAACGATGCGCACTCTTCCACAACCTCTTGAGCAAAATGTTGATGCATAGGAGCCCAAATCATTCCGGTCTCAAAGAGCGGTGATACAGAGTTTACTCTAGCGTGTTTATCATTTCCTCGGCTCGGTGTAAAGTTAACAACTGGGATCCCCATATCTCTCAGTTCTGCTGTGAGTGGGATTCCTGATGCCTTAGCTTCAACCACAACCATATCCGGTCTCCAATACAAATACTCTTCGTAGGCTACCTTCTTTAGCTCTGGAAACTCATAACGATCTTTAAACGCATTGAGTAAGATAATGTTATACCCGAAATCTTCGGTTTTGAAAACACCCCATGTGGTGATTGCTGAAAAATCGGCAGACTCCTTTTTCAAGAAAGCTGTATCGTAAGATTGTATGATAAACTCACATTTGGGTGGTTCTTTATGCTCCCAGTCTCTCCACCAATCTCTTTTGATGATTGCACCTTCTTCTGCTGTTGGCTGTTGCATATACTGAGCATTCCAATTATTTACAGGAATAGATGCTTTGGTTTTAATTAATTCTTCCTTGGTCCAGTATTCCGGCCACACGGGCTTTCCATCAGGAAGCAATGCTGGAAGTTCTACAACTTCCCATTGATCAGAATTCTCTTCTCCCTGAGCCTTGATCAATTGTCCAGTTAGATCCTTGGTACTCCAACGAGTCATAACCACCACGATACGTCCGCCTGGTTGTAAACGTTGTCTTGGACCTGATGTATACCAGTTCCATGCTTTCTCGAATGACTTACTATCTTTTTTAATATCTTGTTCTTTGTGTGGGTCGTCAATAATAAGTAGATCCGCACCACGACCTGTAATTGCTCCACCAACACCGGCTGCGAAATATTCACCACCTTGTTCTGTTTTCCATTTCCCTGCTGCCTGACTATCTTCCATGAGTCTGGTATCAAAAAGTTGTTTGTAATTTTCTTGGTCTACCAGGTTTTTAGTTTTACGTCCGAAGTCGATTGCAAGATCAGCCGTGTGTGTGGCTTGAATGATCTTTAACCGGGGATCACGGCCAACCATCCAAGCCGGAAGTAAGTATGAGGCAAACTCCGACTTAGTATGTCTTGGTGGCATATTAATGATCAAACGCTTTATTTTTCCGGAAGCGAGATCGTTAAATTTTTTATTAATTTTTTTATGATGAGAACCTTCAATAAACTCAGGCCAAACGTATTTCACAAAACTCAAAAAGTCTGATTTGATTTTTGGTTTGGCTTTGTCTAATTCTATACTCTTTTCTAATTCTAGAAGTCGAGCTTTCTCATCTGGGGTCAATCCGTCAAAATTTTCCATAAAATTTTTTATAATATTTTTTATATAACCTATTTTTGAAAGTTTGGCTATAACTGTCTAAATCCTAGATATAGGTAAGATATTAGGATCCCTTATATATATCAGGGTGGGCCCGCCCGTACTTTTCAAGCAAAAACACAAGATGTTGTGGTACCTCTATCCAAACACACTATGCATTTACAACATATGTTGTTTATGCATACCCTTATGGGATTAAGTAGGATTTGGGGATTAGCCTCACCCCCAAACCCTAGCGAGATTAAAACAACTCTTGTTGTTTATCTTCTTTCACTTCCATATCTCTCGTTAATACTAATGGCTCTTGTACTTCACTAAAAGATACTTCTTGTAAGTGATATGAAGTCGTTGCCTTGTCCTCGTTCAAGGTGTCGAGGGCAAGTAATTTTCTAACCGAGTTAGTTAAGTCGTACATTTTATGGTCGTGTACAAAGTATTGAGTACCCCAAGACCATTTATGTTTTTTAATTATAAAAAACATTTTCTCTTTATTTGCACTAATCATAACTTGATTGTCCAACTATCTGACGCAGTTCTATATCCATCTGCATCTACATCAAAGTAAGTCATTAACATACGACCTTGCTTTGATAACCAATATCTGCATTTATCTGTCCACAATGCATTTCTTGTTATTGTTTTCTTATCACTAGCTGAATAGTAAGTGATAACAAAAGGTTTATTATTTATCATTTTATTTCTCGCTTTCTATAACTTTATGTTATGGGATTAGCTTATACTAATCCCATAATTAATCAACCCTTTAATTCAAGTTATCAGAATTAATTTGTTGTTGTTGCATATATGCAACTCTTTCAGCTATCTTTTGCTCTCTAGTTTTTTCAGTATTTTTCATACCTTTTATTCTTTCAGCTAGATTTTTAGGATTATAAATAACTAGCCCTGTTGAGTTAGTTCTAATTATTTCATGGTCGGTAATTGATAATCCAAGTTCATTAGATAATTCAATCGCCTCATCTAACCATTTATAACCTTTTAATCCAATCTTAATTTCTTTCATCTGTGAAAGAACAGACTTAACCCATTTATAATGTGCCATTACAAACTTACCCTTTTGGGCTTTCCAATCTTGCAACATCATAAATTCTTCCTCACTACAAGCAATAGACCTATCTCGGCAGTAATCACGACCAATCAAATCAAGCTGATATTTTTCATTCCACTCACGACCATATTTTGTCTGGTCACTACTACTTCCATAGATACCAAGATACTTGTCGTTGTTCTCGGTAAATTTTCTTTTATGTGGATTGTCGTCTTTACTCTCTTGTTCAATTAAGATGTCTGCGTTGCAATCATCTTGTGCATTTATTTCATCTCTAAATAAAGCATAAGCATAACTACTATCATCTCTTGAATAAGATGAATTATTATCTGCGTCTAAACTTCCACTTAATTTAAAGTCAAAATGTTTTTCAATCGGTACATTTTCCTCTATTTCAGTTTCGCCATTGTAGTTTGTTTTTTCTTTATTACCTAAATAATGAAAATGAAAACAACTATCTTTTGCAATAGTTTTAACATTATCAAATTTATTTTGTAGGTAATAAGCTTTCTCTACATCTTCTGGTGTATAATGTCGTCTAACAATTTTCTCGGCAACTTCCCAAGCTTTGTC